ATATCAGAGGCAGTCAACTTACCGAAGATGTTGCTTAGGTTTATCTTTTTGAGACTGGTATTACTAGCATCATAGTATAGGAAAAAGTCTGCTGCTGTATCAATTCCATTCTCTGTGGTAGCACTGTTAATGTCAACTGATAGAGTTGCTCCTGTCCTATCTAATCCTCCTCCAATTGTCAGACTTGGCTCTTTGCCACTCAATGCTCCTGTTAGACCACTAATCTTGCTCTGTGCAATACTTCCTGCTAAATGTGCATTCGTTACTGCGCTGTCAGCAATACTTGCTGATACTATCGCATCATCTGCAATCAATGCAGATGTAATTGCATCATCTACTATCATAGCAGTGGTGATTGCATCATCTGCAATCTTTGCGCTTGTAATAGCATCATCCTGTATTTTTGCAGTGGAAACAGAGGTATTCCCTAACTTGTCTGTGGTAACTGATGCATTCTGTATCTTTGCTTCTGTGACTGCCCCGTTAACTAGTTCAGTGGTATTGACGGTATTACCAGCAAGAGCAGTGGAAAGTGTGACGTTTCCTGAACCATCAAAGGTTACTGCACTTGCAGTTACATCTCCACTAAGCGCAAAGTCTCTCTCTGTTGTCAATGTATCAGCAGATGATACAGTTCCTGTTAGATTACCGATGAATGTTCCAGCCACAAATGTCTCTGAACCAACAGTCCATCTATCATTTGACTCATCCCAAAGTAGAGTCTTATCTGTTGATGTTCCTCGATTTACAGTTATTCCTGCACTCTCAGAAGGCACACCTGTTACATCACTGTTGAGTGTTATGTTGTTGTCTGCTACATCTAATGTCGCTGTATTGACAGTAGTTGTAGTTCCACTGATTGTTAGGTCTCCGCTAATTGTGACATCATTTGCAAACGTAATGCTGTCATCTGAATCACCTATGGTCATTGACCCTAAACTACCACTCAGAGCAGTCTTTACATTTGCAGTGTCTGTTACATCAGCATTTGCTTCTATTCCTAACATCGTCAGTAGGTTTGCAGGAGTTATCTCCTCTACGTTTCCAGCCCCTGACGAATCTCTACCGAGTATTCTATTGGTTGCTGATACATTCTGCATCTTCGCATATGTCACTGCATCGTTAGCAATATCTCCTGTTGCAATAGTGGCATCTGCTATCATAGCAGAGGTAACTTGCACTTCTTCTACTGTTCCAGTGGAAGCCTTACCCAATACCCTGTTTGCAGTGCCTATATCTTGTATCTTATCATAGGTTACAGAATCTGATGCTAGTTTTGCAGTTGTCACATTTCCATCATAGATTTTAGTAGTTGTAACAGCATTAGTCGCTAACTTCGCCTCTGTAACTGCTCCATTGTTTATCTTAGCAGTAGTAACTGCATTGGTTGCTAGATTGGTATCGTCTAGACCTGTGAGTTCACTAGTCAATGCCAATGTTCCGGTGCTAGATGGGAGCGTAATAGTAGCAGAGCCTTTGGTTAGTGTTCCATCATTGTTGATTCTCATGGTCTCTGAGCCACTGTTGATTGCAGAGAACTGTCGAGTTGATTGCTCATAGAATACAAACTGATGCAATCTAGTTGTAGCATTATTTGCCTCTGCTGTATCTATCTTGACTACAATGAGAGGAATATCCCCTCCCTTGAGTTCAGCAACAGTAGCAGCACCTGTTGTAGCCTTTCCTGTTACTTCTCCGTATCTCCATTTCAATGTATTAGCAGTCTCACCGCTCTCTGTGCCATCACATACTACGATAACACCATACCAATCGTTTCCATTCGCTGATATCTCAGAGGCAGCAGTTGTCAAAGTTGCAGTAGAGACGCTGACAAGTTTACCATCTCTGAGGACTTTACCTGCTGCGACTTGAAAATGAGTCCTGCTGTTTGTAGTTCCCTGCGTCAACCCAAACCCGCTTATTCCTCTATTCTCGCCAGTAGCAGCATGTAAAGCCTTGATGATTCCTGAATGTATGTTGTCTGTATTATCCGTTAATTGTGTACTCGATGGGTTGCTTGCTAAAGTCGAAATAATACCCGGATTTGTCGTCATTAATTATCCACCTCTATTCTTATTGTAAACGAAACTGTGTCACCGCTTGCTACAACACCAGTATTCGTGAAGGTAACTCGGCTCAATAACGTGCCGTTTCCATTAGTTGTTCCATTGGCAAATATGCCTAATTCTGACACTCCTGATGAGGGTATCTGCGCTCCTGTGAAATCAACATTGTAGATTAGTGTAGACCCGACAACAGTAGGAGTTTGTCCTGTTTTCTGAAAGGTGAAGTTATTCAATCCAGTTTGGGATGCAGAAGTAGAATCAGCCCCATCGCCTATGGCTATAACCTGATAATTAGTCGCTATCAAACTCGCTATTGCTGCTGCTCCCTCATTCACTACTGTCATCTTCAATCCTCACTTGTGTAATATCCTATTACTTGGTTTGCTGTCGTTTCAAATCCTACTGTTTCTCCAAAGCCTACGAGGTCATCAAAGCCCATGTTTGAAGTCTCACCCGTACCAGTGATTGTATACTGAACGAGTGTAGTCTTTAACGATATAGAATCTAACAGTAATTTTCCTGTTGCGACTTCCTCAGAGTTTCTAGTGAACAGTGTAGAACTACTAGACCTCTGTTGAGAGCCAATCTCACTTAATCTCTCTGCGATTGTCTTATCAAAAGTACCTACGGTCATGCTTAGTGTACTAGCAAGAACATTCTCTATCTCAAAGATGATATAATCTGCTGCTGGAATGTCGTATTGTGGGAAATCCAAGTAGACTACATCACCTGCTTCTAAGGTTTCCAACCCTGTCTTTTCAACATTCAATGTTATTTTCCTTGAATCTGTATTGTGTAGACTCAGCAACTCTGCTGCTTTAACCAATACTCCTGATATATTTCTAATAGAAGGGTCAACGAAAGTGATGTGTGTTCCTTCCTCGTTATTAGCAAGAGTTGTCTGTATTCTATCACCTACAACTGTGACTTTATTGGCCTTTGCAAACAATGAACTGTTTTTCTTTACTGAGAAGATTGTATGAGTCTTATAGGAAATTCGCTGTTTTCTCAAAAGAGCAGCAGAATTTAAGTCACGAAATACCACTTTTTTATTCTTGACTTTGAAATCCAAACCTTTCTTTCCTGCCATTTCATTAAGAGTTTCATAGGCTGGCTTGTTGTTGAAATTATTGGTTGCAATGAAAGTCTTTCGATTTCGTTTAATTATCTCATCATTGAGAACAGGAGTGAACCATAAATCGACATCTCCATCTGTATGAACATCGGTCACTGTGATGTCACTTCCCGAAACAGAACCAACAACACCAATCGGATATCCCTCATGTGTGTAGATTACATCTCCATCTTCTAGATTCTCAACTGTTGCCTTGCAGGTAATCACATTGTTGCTTACTGATGACACTATGTTTCCAGTGAACTCCGATTGAGTCTGAATCAAATCTGAAGTCAATCCTGAATCTCTGATTATCTTGTCCATATGTGTCTCAATTTCCTCTCCGATAACCATGCTCGTTCCAACATGACAGGCTGTTATGTTTTGCAAATCAGGTTTTCTTCTGAGTTGTAGATTGATAATCTCCCCAAAGGAAACCACACCATCCCCATTTAACACCCCGTCATATGTCAATTTGAAATGTCCTCTACGAATTCCATTATCTCTATCGTTAACTCGATAGTCAACAGTCATTGTTTTCACATCTGTTTTTTTACCATCAGTGACCATCACCTCAAAGGTATCTCCATTTGTATACGGTAACATACCATATGAGACAGTGAATGTTCTACCAAAGGCTGAGTGTGCAGTGGAAGCAGGAGCAGTGTCTAAATTCAACAACACATATGCGCTGTATACTCCCTCACTACTGTAATAATTATCAGTTCCTGATTCTCGACCTAGTTTCCCAGTCTTGAAACTACTTGGTTTCTCTGTGTAGTCCAAACCTGTGTCAAAGAGTTGATTGAAGACTATCTCATTCGGTGTGTCTCTGAATGTCGTTTCAGCGAGTCTCATCAGGCGGAAATAGGGTTTTATATTGGTAGTGATTTCTCTGTCTAGAACAAGTGTGTGTATCTTAGAAATATCAGAAACCATATCTGTTGTGTGAGTATGGCTGACTATCTTCGCCATGAACTGTATATTCAATGAATCAGTTGTCTGACTCAAAGTGTCAAAGTTACTACCAGTTACATCGTTATTTCCTAAAGTGATGTCTGCTGAGTCCTCTACCCCTCTCTGTGAGACAAGATAGTACCCTTCTAGGTTTGGAACAAACTCCAACCAACTGTGTTCTGAATCAGTGTCATCCAAGTCTATCGTTACAGTTCTACTGCTAATGCTAACATTTCCATCACTAGTATTCAAGAATGGTTTCAACAGCATTCTAGCAGAATATACTCCTCCACTATTGGTAGATAGAGACCTATGGTTCTGCACTCTAGAACTGGTATCCAATTCACTTCCCTTCAATGTATCGAGGAAGTATGATGTTCCACCAAGACTTTCAGTGTTAGGGTCTCCTGACAAAGCATGTCCTGCACTTACATTCTTTCTTAATGCATGAGTTCCTGTTACTGCTTTGAATTGCCCACTTGCGTCTTCGTAGACCATCGTGTTTGTGCTGTGTTGGTCGAAGTTAGCAGCAGTAGTAAACGTACCAGTCGCATAGTCTTCATAGTCACCTCTTACTTCTCTAGTCCCAACAATAGTGCTGGTCTGAAACATGTCATCAGGAACATCAGGGCCACTACTTGATATCTTCTTGATGTCCCTGAATATTGCAATACAATTTTCATATGGGTGAATATCATCACGCAATCCATACTTATCCCCAGTTGTTAGTGTAGAACCTCCTTTGTAATTTTGAAGTAGAGCAGCCAAAACTCTTGAGAAGTGATTATATGGTGGATTAGCATAGTTGCTGTGTGACCATTGACGGCTATCATGGTATGGTGATTTCGTAGCATTTTGAAGTTCAGCATTACCTTCTCTCTCTGCTATAAATATGAATGGCAATAATACTGCGGGTGGGTCAAACTCATCAGGAGTTGTATCGTTGTTCTCTAACAAGGCATATCTGAATGGAAAGGAAGAGTCTGTTCCTTTGTAGTTCGGTCTCATCAACAGCACTCTACTCATATCCACTTTCTCAGAACTTTCTAAACTAACAGTGCTATCAAAGCCATCTTTCGTGATGTAAGGAATCTGACCTGCTCTTGCATATTCAGGAATGATATATGCAGGAGTGGAAGAAGTTGTTGTAGTAACATGGTTCGTAGCAGTGACACTCCCACCTGAACTGATTGTTTGACTACTGCTTCCTGTTGTTGCTAATAACTCACCAGTATTAGCATTGAATATAGAACTGTATGCAGATATTGTCAGTGTACCACCATTAGTCCAAGTCAAGGAAAGTGTGTTGCTTGCAATTGAAAAAGTTAGATTGTCTTTACTACTTTCCCTTGTTTTCATTTGTGGATATTGTCCTATCAGTTCTTCATATTGGCTTGTGTTTTCTAGAGCATCTGCGTCTACTGGATTAAAATGCCAATCAAATGTAGCCTCTACTAATCTCGCAACACCAAATCTTTTCATCTGATTAGTTGTTTTGTTCGCTGATTTGATTGATGCTCTCTCAAAGTTATTATCGGTCTTATCTACCGATTTGGATGTTCCATCATATGAAGAGTGAGATATCTCAGTATCAGAGACTCCTCCTTCACTTTCAAGGAGACAAGATAGGTCATCAAAGTTTAGTGTTTGATTTCCTATGTTGTTGTATCGCAATTTTGAGTATGGGTATAAATCCCCTGTTGCAAACAACTCGTATGCTTGTGCTTTCCCATCAAAATTATTCCAATCGAGGATAGGCAGAAACTTATCCAAAGAACTAGTACTTCTAACTGTTTTACTAGGGGGTGTCAGGGTTGATACTCCTGTTGTTGTATTCAATGCACTGCCAGTGGTGTTTACTAGAGTATAGTTACTATCCAACATATTGCTTCCTAATAGGGGTTTAGATGACTGAGACAATGTTGTTGAACTCGGAGCATCACCATTAGCCTTGATTGGGTATGCAATGGCATATCCTCCAATCTTCTGTTGCTTTGAACTTCTATTGTATATACCACCAAGTTCCTTCATTATAGTTCCATCAGAGAACTTCTGCAAGTCCCAATATCGGAATGTCTCTCTTGGAGTATAGATATCATCTGCATCAATCAAGTTCAAGTTTGCAGAGGTAGTATATCCAGTATCGAATCTATGTAGGAAACCACCATCATTGATTTCATTGTTGACTAGATAGAACGAGTACCCTGAACGAGTATCAGATGTATTGTTCTCAACTCGCCCCATCACAACAGGACAAGTAGGTGCTATTCTCATTCTTGCTCCTCCATCATCTTTCTCTATAATGTCTAGAACAGCGAATCTCTCAGATGCGAATGTCATCATACTCAATGGCGTTACGCTAGTTCCTAATTCTCTAGACAACTGATAAGCAAAGATAGAGTCTTCTGATGACACATCAGAACTTAGATTGTTAATGCTGATTGGTTTTCGTATGTCATATCCCAATGTCCCATTTTCCAAGTAAGAACCATTGTTAGATGTTCCCTCTAGTTTTGTTCTTGTTAGGCTCGTATCAAATGAAAAACTGTCTTGGAGAACCACTCCCTTATCTCCTATTCCCCTAAAGTCAGTTGTAGATGTCAACGATGGATTACTACCGAGTGCCTTTGTTCCTGATAAGTAAGTTACTTCTGTGAAGGGATTGTAGTAGTAGATGTTAGTGGTTGAACTTAGATGCGCTAGAGGTTTGTGTGTCAGTGTTATTGCTGTGGCAGTGGCAGATGCGACTTCCCCAATGAAAATACCTGAAGTTCTTGTAAACAGTAAATCTCTAGCAATAGGCGTGAATCCATCACTTGAGTTATGTGTGATTACCTTATCACTGACGCTCACACCAGTTAGGGTTTCTGTATTAGTAAATGGAATAATCGGATTTAGTGTGCTATGTACCATATCCTGTGTGAATAGTAGATTTTCATTTACGACAGTATTCAGAAGGGATGCAGAGTTATCCCTTCCTTCTAGTTTCATCAACGACACTCCATTCTCTGCTTCTGTCTCTACCAACTCCACAATACCATCGAATGTCTCTTCTTGTAGGCTATATCCTCCCTCATAGTAGTAGAATCTAGAGTCTGAATTGTTTTGGTAAAACTTTCTATCTGCATCTTGAAGTTTTACATACTCCATGTTCTTATCCACATAGTCAACATCATTCTGATGCGTGTTCAGAACGTTGAATATAATTTTACTATCATAGAGTTTACTGGTTTCTTTTGGTATGGTTGTTCCTGATACAGTTAATCTGTTTCCATCAGAATAGTGAACATCGGTATCAGAAGAGAAGTTTTGAGTATTCAATACTCCTGTCCATGCAGCAATTTGTATAGTCTCGTTAGAGAACTCATGTACTGCTGTCGAGACTGTGAATGTGTTTGCATTGACTGTTTTATTTGCCTTGACT